CGTGTATGTCTGGCATATTTATTCCTCCATCTTTGTTTAATTGCTCCATTAATTATTCCAGCTATCATCATCAACAATAGTGTCGATATTGAAAAAAAGAATAATGATGTACTAGCAACAAATGCTAATTGTACCCATTCAGGTATATCAAATATCATCATATGGTTCTATCTCCTGATTATCTGTTAATGCTTCCATTGTTAATGCAAGCTGTATGTTATCTTCCAGACTTCTCGCTTTAATTTCCTTATCATAATTAAAAGAAAAGACAGCACGCAGCCACTGCTCTAAATCGAACAGTGACTTTATGCCTTGTGGAAGTGTTACTTTAGACACTTGGTTGCCACCACTTAGGTTTAAGTGGAGTCATAATACCTTTCTTGGCATTACTGACAAACCCCTGTAAGTACTCTGACTTACCATTAATAAGAGCCTTTATAACTTTGCTCTTTGGCACTCTTGTGCCGTTTGTGTGTTTACTCCAGAACACTACGTCATTGACTAGTGATTTAAGAGTATTTGGTGTAAATGATGACTTTCTCATACATCCTCCTATGCTTGTGCATCTGGTTTGTCGAACTCTGCTTTCTTACCTTTTAGGTCTGTTTGCATAAGCTCAGTTACTTTTTCATACTCTTCGAAACTATCGAAAATATGCTCACCAATAATCGCTAGTGCCTTGACTAACGCTTCTTTAACTATTTCGTCATCTTTAACGAAACTTCTTAATTTCATGCCTTGTAGCATCATCTGTTCTACTACAACAAATGATTTCTCCAGCATCTCTTTCTTCTGCTTTTTGAACTCTGATTCAGTCATAATGACCTCCTTGGTTTGATTGTTATACAGCGACCCACTTGAGCCGCTGCATTTACTTCCGTGTAATAAAAACCCCTACATAAGTAGGGGCGTGCTAATGCTGCCTCTATTGAGGTGCAGCAACGCTTGGACGCATAGGTTTATAGAAACCGATGTTCACTGCGTCTAGGTCTAGCTCTTCATTAGCCTCAAGGCTATTTGTAGAGACAAGGACATAGTTAGCTCCAGGTGTCAGCTGTAGACTACCGCCATAGACTTCGTTAGTATCCTCGAGGTACTCGGAACTAAGGGTCTTTGGCCAGTTGTAGTCTGCAGGGCCCACAGCCTTCAGGTTGTTGGTCTTTATCCACTTCCCTGATTCATCGGTATCGTGGATAAACTCGCCTTTCTTATTGGTATCACCCGAATGAGTGTTCTGAAAGGTTACTTGTACGGTTGACTTTCTTGGCATAAACGCCTCCTATATTTATATGAGTTGAGTTAATGGAAATAATGCAATAAGAAAACATTGCATAGCAAGAGCGGGCACGCAGGTACAGACCCCAATAAATACAGCTGTGAGAGTGGATTCAACGTAGTTGACCCCCACACAGGTGAATTTTGAAGGGGGCACCTGCACTGTATATCATGAACTCCCATTCTAAATTATTTTTTTAAAAATGGTTTTCTGTGTAACTTTTAAGTATGATAAACTATATAATTTTAACAATTACAGTTGTTTTTGGGATATCCCTTGTTGGTGATAACGAGTGTGAGAACACAGTTTTCTATGAGGTTTCCGATTCTACAGGCACTATACACTTATTTAGAGATTTAAACGAAGGTTCTAACTATTGTTGGCAGCATCAGATAGTAGAAGAACTGGTACTTACTCCATAATTTTTTGAAAAAAAAGCTTGACTTGTATAGTACTAGTGATAGTATACTAGCAGCTGGAGTGAGAGCACAAATCGTTGAATTTAACAAGTAATTATTACTGGCAGTACAACTAGCAGTAGATGTATATCTTAATTCCAAAAGTAACTTATTATAATAAACCCCACAAATTAAAAAGATTTCGTAGTAGAGATAAGCAGGGTGTCTCTTTTTGGCGTAAATTTAGATGGAACTCAAGAAACCAGCAGACTGTAGACCTTCGTATGGACACATTAGATGCTAATTATGCTACTACATCTAAGTTTATGTTATTTTATACTTGATTATGCACCCATATCTTAAATATATTAAAGATGATGGTTCTTTAGATTATCAGAAATTGTACGAAGAAATGGCAAATGCTGATACTTTTATGAAAAAACAGAACCAAGAAAAGCTATATAACGCAGTAACAGACTGGTATAGGAGGGAATATGCCGAAATTCGGGAGAAGAAGTAAATCTAGACTCAAAGGAGTAGACGCTAGGTTAGTTAGTGTCCTAAATGAGGTAGTAAAGTACTTTGATATAACTGTTATAGAAGGATTAAGAAGTCAGGAGAGACAAAATGAACTGGTTGAACAAGGTAAGAGTAAAACTAAATTCGGAAAGCACGTACAGGGTAAGGCTGTTGATATTGCTCCATATCCTATTGACTGGAATGCTCGTGATGATTTCCACTATCTAGGTGGGTTTGTTCTTGGTATAGCAGCTAAACTAGGTGTTAATGTCAGGTGGGGAGGCGATTGGTCGTCCCCTAGTCTTGATAAAGACGTTATGGCTGGTAGAGAACAACGAACTACAAAAGATAATGGCTTTGATGATTTAGTTCACTTTGAAATAAGAGATTAATGTACCAAATACCCGTTAACCACAAAAAGGGGAAAGTGTGGTATAGTATTTATACTAAAGAAGAGGCTAATCAGTCTAATATTCCGTATAAACACTGGAAAGAAGTAGGCGAAGGTGAATATGCCTTGTCTGATGACGGCATAGTCGCCTTAGTCATCTCTAAAAAGACATATCCTCACAAAGCATCAGGCAGTGATAGTGTATATCTGAGGTTTCCTTGGGGATATCATATGTTTCAACCTAAATACGCAAATACTAAACTAAATGCACAAGGACGAAAGACTCCACATACATTAAGTGGCAAGTCTCAGTTAGAAGTACGAGCAGGTCAGGATAAGATGAAGAATCTTGCAATGGCTTACGCTCAAACAATGGATTATAATTTATCAATAGACATGGCGTTGGGTTCTACAACCCCAGCAGAAAACAGAAAATGGAAACGCCATATGAAATCGGAGGTTTTTAAGTCAATGGTCAGGGAAGAATTGCAAAAGCTACTATTATCTCATGATTTGACTCCTGATACTACAATGGAGTTATTAAATGACACTATTAAGATGGCTAAAGAAAAGAAAGATGTTACTAATTTAATGAGAGCATCTGAAAAATTAATGGATTTACATGGTATGAACGAAAAGCAAAAGACAGTTACTACTCAATCTTTAGAAGCTGTAGAAACAGCTAGACTTATAGATGATATAAGAGAAGAAGAGCGTAAATTATTTGCTAAACAAACGGAGGTAAAAATTGGGGAAGACAATAAAGAAGACACCAAACAAGAAAAAGAAAGCAGCTAAGAAGATTTATAACAAAAAAAAGAAAAAATATGGACTACGAGGCTAAGTATGAGCTGGAACAGACTCTTAAAAAATTCCATAAATCTATGGGGCTCTTTGGTAAAATCTGTTTTCCAACAGCCCTTAAGGCTGATATTCCACCTTTTCACACTGAAGTATATAAAAATTTACAGAATCCAAGGGTTCCAAGAGTTTTGGTTGCTGCCCCTCGTGGTACTGCTAAATCTACTGTATCCTCGTTAATACTACCTCTCTGGCGTGCTGCATTCAAACCCCAAGACGAAGACCTGTTTATTGTTATCATTTCCGAAAGCCAAACGCAGTCGATTAACTTTTTATCAAGGATTAAATACCATCTCGAAAATTCGTCTACTTTCAGAAGACTCTTCGGAGATATGGGGCCTAGCACAGCTAAAAGATGGACTTCAAATGACGTCATCTTATCCAATGGAACACGAATAATTGCTGTTGGGACAGGACAAAGGGTTCGTGGCTTTATTGAGGGCGATACTCGTCCTAATCTTATTATTGTTGATGACTTCGAGTCTGAGTTAAACGCAGCTACACCAGAAGCTAGAGCTAAAAATCGTAAGTGGATGACTGAAGCTGTTATCCCTTCTTTATCAGATGATGGTAGAATTGTAATGATTGGGACTGTTATTTCAGAAGATTGTTTCTTATATTGGGCTAAAGAGTCCCCCGCATGGAAGGTTCTTTGGTTCTCTATTATAGATGAAGACGGAAAAAGTATCTGGAATACTAGATTTCCTATGTCTAGGATTGATGCTATAAAAGCAGAGTTTGAGGGAGTAGGTAATTTAAATGGTTTCTTTCAGGAGTATATGAATGAGGCACAAGCCCCAGACAATGCTCCTTTTAAACCAGAGTATGTTAAATTACATCATTATAGTCATGAAAGAATTAATGGGCAAGCGTGCCTAGTTAGGACAATAGATGGTCAAAAAGAAATTATACCGGTGGAACTCTATTCAGGCATTGACCCAGCTTCTTCACTCAATGCTCGTTCTGACTTTTTTGTTATTGCCACGATTGGCGTTGACTCTGATGGTAACAAGTATATTGTTGATTTATTTCGGGATAAGATTAATCCTGCTCTTCAGCCAGACACTATTATTGAAATATATAAAAAATATAGGCCAAAAAGAATGAAAGTTGAAACAACAGGCTATCAAGAAGCGTTAAGACAGGCTGTTAGAAAACAAATGTTGGAACAAAACTTATACATACCCGGTTTAGAAAAAGGTATAAAACCAAGAAATAAGAAGAGCGAAAGGCTAATTTCACTAGTTCCAATGCTTGCAAAAGGAGAATTTCACTTTAGACCGAAAGATTTACCAGCTCAACAAGAGTTCCTTTCTTACCCGAAAGGGAAGCATGATGATATAATGGATGCTATTTATTATGCTTTAGATGGTCATAAACCCTGTCGAATACCTCGTGCAGATTTTGACCCAAAAGCAGAAAGAAAAAAATCTATAAAAATGCTTGATTGGTTGACAATGTAATATGTATATTGAATCGGACTAATTTAACTTTTTGAGGTTATGATAGAAGTATATAAAGAACCGGAAACGGATGAGGAATACAAAAAACTTGTAGATGAAACACATGATGTGTTCCGTATGTATTCAAATAAAAGGGATACATGGGCTATTCACGCACAAGAAGATAGAGAATTTAGATTAGGTAGACAATGGTCTGCTGAACAAAGAAGAGTATTAGAAGAGCGAGGCCAAGCACCAGTTGTGGTCAATCGCATCCATCCTGCAGTTGAGTCTGCTAAAGCACTATTAACCTCAAAAAGACCTTCATTCCGAGTCTCTCCTCGTGAAGATAGTGATAACAAAATAGCGCAAGTGCTCAATGGTTTGTTAGAATATATCTGGCAAATTAGTGATGGTGACACTGCATTGAGAAATGTAGTAGATGACTACTATGTTACTGGTCTTGGCGCTCTTCTTGTCTATCAAGACCCTACTAGAGACAATGGTAAGGGCGAGGTATGTATGAAA